AATATCATTACCGCGTGTACCAGTGAATTTTGCCGTTACCGTCAAAGAATTGTCCGTTTCAGCCACAGATTGAGTCGCAGTAGCAGCAACCCCGCCTGTATCTTTAAGTCTCCATACAAGAACTTTAGATGCACCAGATGTTCTATTGGTTCCGATCAAAAGCTGACGCAACCAGATCATGTGATCATCCATCTGGTCATAACCGAGTTTATCGAAGCATTCAGACGGATCGTTAATCGTAATAAATTTGTCAAACTCACCCCAGTTTAATGCTTTGGGAATGCAAATAACACCACGCTCACCCATTGTTGCAAGTGCAGAAGGCGCCGATGAATAATTAATGTATACTCCGGGTAAAACCTTGTTCTGATCAATCCATGTACCACCAGCCATTGGAATCCTCCTTATTGATTAAAAGAATCAATATATTTCTGTAACGCTAATTTAGCATCAGATATTGTGTATTCGGGTTTAACCAATATTGCACGAATCATATCAGGATGCAAATGAAATTCTGACAAACATTTACTTTTTGCGAGAATTTCTTTGTCAAATTTCTGTGAATCAAGCTGTTGTTCTTTTTTATTCTTGTTTCCCATGTTATCCGCCTTTTTCTTTTATTTTAAGAAAAACAGATAAGTCTTGAATAACCTGCATCTTTTCGTCAATTACGGTATCTTGTGACACCCTAAACCTTAGTGTAAACGAGTATTTGAGCGCGTCTAATTGCAACCCCCACTCACGTTCATACACTTGCGTTTTGTAATCCTGACCGTAAATAGGTAAGTAAATTAGCGACGTATTAATACTGTCGGCGATTTGGGCGTAATCATCAAATAATCTCGGTGTGTTATATTCAAGCATATAAAACAGGTCTATTGAATAAATTAGCCAAGCTCTACCAATTTCCCGTTCAATCTTTACCGGTTCGCGGTGTATGATAAACCAAGCAGGCAGCTTTGTGGCCTGTTGGTTTGGGTTGTCATAAATATAGGCATTGGAATCAATAGACAACAAGACAGATGCAATGCTTTTATGGATTGTAGGTGTGTCAATAACTACGCTCATTGTCAACCACCTAATCGTTCTAATTCATCGTTTGTTTGATTAATGTTTTCGGTCTGCAAAGCGTAATATGCCTCAAAAAATCTTTTCTTCGCTTTTTCAACAATATGTTCGGGTTGAACATACTTCGTTTTGGTTCCAACAACAAGGCCAAAAAGAGGTTCACCAGGATCCGGACGTTTTTGCTTAAAAAAGATATTAAATAGCCATGAAAGCGCCTTCGGCCTTTTGTTTGTTTCTGCCGGTTGGTGACGTGCAATTGTTCCTGTTCCATCTATGTACAGCCAAGGGACAAAATGTTTCTTCATTTTGTGGCCATTCTCTACATAAGAGGCATATTGCACATTATTAAATAATCTTACTTTTATACTGTCATTATTCTCTATAGTGTATGATGAATCCCAATGTCTAGCCATGTTACCTGTGACAGTGTTCCTTCCTCGCTCCTCTCCTTCATGTGGTGGAGTACAACGCTTTGCCTCGGCAACCATTTCATAGCAAGCCAATTTGACATTTTTTTTTGTCTTGGCTTTTGCTTGTTTGGCTATATTCTTCATAATGTTGCCAAATTCTTTAGCGTTACTCCTAACTGGCATATTGTCACCTCATTTAATCAATACGTTCTTCGTTTAACAAAGCTATCTGCATGTGTTCAAGGTTTGCCACCACTCCACCGAATGGTTCAACGTAAATGTTTGGCTTTCCTGCAAAGTAACGATTTATTGACACAGGTTGAGGTCTTATAGCTGAACTGCGATAAACGATTATCTCATCACCTGCCTTGATATCTGTTCCAACGTCGCAACAAAGAGTATTCGAATCACTTTCTTTTGATGCCGTCTCGGTCATTTCTGGCGAGTTTGTCGGGTTATTATAGACACGACAAGGACATGCAGATAATATCTGAGTCCTTGCGTGCTTTGTGATTCCACCTTCAACCGAATCGACTACACGGAATGAGTCGAAAGTGTCATTGTACCAATTTATGCCGGGCATTGAAAACATACAAATACCTAATTGTTTAATTTATCATATTCTTCTGAATCTTTAACTTGTTGTGTCAAAAAATAATCAAGAGTTGCAGTATTTTTTTTGATGTCATTACATGTATTCTCTATAGTCTTATTAGTTTTTTTTGCGTTACTATATCTTCCGTCATAATGTTCGTCTTCTATTTTTTTACATAGAGATTGAAGCTGCTTAATTCTCGTCTCCATATTTGTTATATATTCAACTATTTTTTGGTCTCTTTTGTTGACATTTATTTCTAACTGTTCTTTTCTATCTATATCATTAAATTTTCTATCCCCAAATAATCTTTTCATTACTCTTTGCTTGTAAATGTTCATTTTTTACCTCTCTAAATTACGTAAGAACCGCCAATAACAAATACACGTGCTAACGACGCATATTGCTGGCCATAGGTTGTAAGATTCCATTGCCCCCAATTCTGGGTTGCTTGCGTTGCTGCCGACGTATCATAAGACACGCTGGCATCTCCGAGGCTTGCACTGGATACAATTCCGACAAGCGCACCAGAATCAGCCGCTTGTGATGCTGTTGCTGAGCCGCCAGTGTTGCCTTTGTTTTGCCTCAAGTACATTGTGACGTAGTGAGCAACAAAAAGACCTGCGCCAAGTCGCCACGCTTCTTCCCATCTGTCAGGTGAAACGGTGCTATTCGCCATGTTTATTAAGACATTCATAATTGAATCAGGCACAAAACCTACTTCTGTTCCTGATTTCTTGAACTGTGGATAATCTTCATAGAACATGGACAAAGTATAAGCACCATCAACACCTTCAACGATGTTTGAAGCACGGGCTTTTATTTGTTCTATTTCTGGGTTTATGATGTGTATCATTTATTTTATGTCTTCCAGTTGGCCTGCGCACCTTATTAAATCATTGCTTATTTCCAAAGCCAGCTTGTATGCTTGTGGCGCTTTCGAATACATTGACTCAATTTTATCAACATTTGCCGCTTTATCTAAAATGTCTAAAAATGTCTTAAGTTTAGACATTTTTTTATTAGCATTGTTATAATGCGATATTGCATAGCGGATATCAGTTTGTTCTGGTGTTGCCGCGTCCTTTTTTAAGATCCGACTTCTTAATTCGTTCATAATCGCATGCCTTATCAAGAAATGGCGGCTTTTGCACCGCCATTATGATTAATCACTTACCTTTTTTCTTTTCTTTCTCTTCTTTCGCAAGCTGATTATTGACTGACTTATTGTCAATGTGAGCGGTAATCAGACCGGCATTAGTAAGAAGCTGAAAGTAAGGGTCGGATGCAATCCATTCAGGCGGAACAACAATATCGCCGTTCTTTGCACTGAATCGCTCGCCATCTTTGTTTCTGAACTCACATGATTGTTTTACATGAATAATCATTTCGTTCCCCCTTAAATTCCGTCTGCATAACGGATTGTCTGGGTGTAGAACAATTCAAGCTCGGAAACATTAGCCATGTACACACTATCATAAGAGAGTGCTTCAACGTTAGGCTGTGTCATTGTACGGGACAATGGAACAAGTTCTTCAAGTGCAAGGAATTTCTCATTGTGACAATAAACAACCATACGGTCAGTGCTAGAAGCGCCAGCACCTGCACACCACGGACAAGCGGCGATGACAAGTGACTTTCCGTTACGTTTCGCAATATTGTTATCAAGCAAGAACTCAAGAATGGTCTTGTCTGCATATTGTGAGACCTTGGTAGTGGCAAGAACATTGTATTGAGCATGTGGAATCAATACATGATTCGGAAGTGCACTCAAATCGTACTGAGCCGCAGCCCAAACCGCCAAAACAGCATCATTGACATCTTTAAGAATTTCATCAGCAGTCTTGCTTGACCAAGCTGTAGAACCACCTGAACCAGTAGCAACAGATGCAGCGGTTACATTTGGATTATTGAGAAGGCCAGTCGTGCCATAATCTGATAAACCTTTGTAAGCATTCTCATCCATGTGCTTATCATACGTCAAACGAATACCATCGGTGAGCAAAGCATCAAGTGATTTGCCGGTGATTTGCTGACGCTGCATGTCAACGAAAGGAACACGAAGGATGCTTGAGAACACGTGTGCGCCAAATGTGTCTTTACCAAGATTCATCTGGACAATGGGTGAACCATTAGCACCGGGTGCACTAACCGTTCCATTTCCAGAACCACCTGTGACACCGAAATCGATATTAAGAGCAGAAATATATTCTACCCAACCACCACCGACTTTGATGGGAACATCACGAGTGTATGTGATAGAAGTGAGTGGTTCTTTGATTTTTGGATCGCGTTTTTCAAGTTCAGAAACGAGAAAAGCACCACCGCTTGCGATTGCCGCATCGTTAAAATGGCGAACGGTTCCACTGTCGTTAAATCTTGCGATTCCAGAAACACCAGATTTCTGGCCAACAATTCCTGCATTAAAAGTTCCGTAATTTTTCATATCTATTTGCTCCTTAGATATTATTATTTAATTGTTATTAGCCGTTATCTGCCTTGAGAATAACAAGTTCGACAATGTTATTAGCATCTTTAGAACCGCCCCATTTGCAGTTAGGCAAAAGGATTGTATCAGTGTTAAGAGTGCCAACCGTAGCAGTAAAGTCACCGATGACGTTGCTGTTTGCTGTGCTAATTGCGAGATAAACAGGGCCATTTAATGCAGGCGTTCCTACCTTACATTCAACATTGATTCTGCCTCGCTGGAAGCAGGAAACAGGATCATTTGGCTTATATTCACCGGCATCGTTCTGATTCACATAACTGAGTTGCGTCTGAACCTGACGTCCAGCAACACCAGCGAAATCAGCGGCAGTAATAGAAGCTGTTGGAAGTTTTACACCGCCATTAGCGACCATTAGAGCATGTCCAAACGGGATGTTTGCAGATGCTTCTTTGTTTGGATGTGTATTTACAATAAAATCCGGCTGGCGAGCATAGGAACCCGCAAAACCATGATTCATATTAAGGCCGATAACTTTTCCACTCATTTCTAACACTCCTTATTTAACATATTTTTTTAGTTTAAGAGAAACTTTGTAAGCTTCTTGTATGTCTTTTATCGCCATATTTAATAGGTGCATGTCAGGCTCTCTTGACTTATATGCCTTGTCTAAGTTTTGGTATGCAGAATAAGCTTTTTGTCTACAACCATTCATAAGATCAAAAGGCACTTCGTTATCAAGATGCCTAACCAACTTCTTCAGGTCATTCATAACTTTAGTCCTTGTGGGGATTGAATTTGTCATAAATCTTCTGAAGAACGTCTGTTTCAAGAACTTTCGCCTGGTCGTTCTTTTTGGCTTGATTCTGTTTTACGACTTTCATCAGACCGGGCATTTGGGATTTGCCTTTTGATGTAGCTTTAAGGATAGCATCCTGAATGCGTTTTCTATCCTCTGGGTTCTTGATTCCCAAAGCGGCGCGGCTAATAGCTTTAATGGCAGCATCTTTGGCAGAGAGTTTAGCTTCTACTTCGTCCGTTGGGATAACATCGATATCCTCATCTTCGTCTTCAATGACTTCATCGTCATCGCCTTCGATTACGACATCATCCTCGCCTTTATCTTCAACGATTTTATCCTCGCTTCCTTCAACAGCGACTTCATCTTCGTCCTCGGCTAAAGGTGCATCTGGTTCTTCGTCAGAATGTTCACGCTGTTCCAAAGCATCAACACGCTCGCTAAGAGCATCGATGGCTTTCCAGATCTCTAAATCTCTGTCATCGTCTTTGCAGGCATCTTCTTTTATTTCTTCAGGTTCTTCGTCTTGAATGTCGCCTTTTTCCGCAACTTCGTTCAAGACTTCGGCGGCATCTCTGAATTTCTTCTCAAGTTCTTCAGGTTTTGCGTCCTTCAAATACTGAATAACGGCGTCTTTAATCGTTTGCTTTCTGGCAATAGATTCTTTCTTCATCTTTAAAATTCCTCCAATGATAGAATCATTATTTTTTTGGTCACGAATTGCGACTGTGTGACCTGCACGGCCTTCGTCAACAACCGCGACATGGTTGCCTCTAATTTTAGTCTGGCAAATGCGGCCTGTTTCGTCCTCTTTATCTTCGGCATAGTATCCTGCGGAAACTTGCCGCTTGCCATTTCGTATTTCATCGATAAGGTCTTGGTCTGTGATGTATAAATCAGCTAAAATTTTGTCTGCATCATCACCACGGCCAACGCGTACATGCTGTACGTGCCCTTTTGAAAACTCTTTGTAGTTATCAGGTGTTACGTCAACATCCGGGTGCCCATCTGTAACTGGCTTTCCTTCAAAGGAAGCGATTGTAGCAGCCGAGAACACCTCGTTAGGTGAACGAAACACATTTATGATTTCTGATGGATTCCCATCTTCAAACAATTCAGACTCTAAATATTGCTGGTACCCAGTGCGCGCTATTGGCACGTTACGGCAAACAAGAAAGCCCTCTGGAGTCATCGCAATATTTGTTGAGATTTTGTCACCGTAATAACAAATCTGAGACATATATTGACCTCTTTTAAATGGATAAAGTCATAATGCAAATATTCATTTTTATGTCAACAATTATTTATTATCTTTGATTAAATTTCTGTATTTTTCAAGCAATTTTTTATATTTTTCGTCTTTTTTTATGAAATGCTTATGAAAGGTTATCCATGATCCAAGCTCTTTCACGGGAATGTACTGCATAAGTTTACGATATTCCCTTATAGAAGCAGCTTCCAATCCCATTACACGTTCACGCTCTTTGTAACGCTTTACTTCTGCCTGAGTCCTTTGTTCCGCTGAATATGGGTTGGTTAATGGATTTGAGAATTTGCGATACGCTTCAATTTGTTCAGGCGTATGAGCCTTCTCAACCCACTTTGCAATTGTATGTCTGCAATTTGGATGAATTGACAGGTATGTGTTTTCAATGTCATCAGATCCATTTGGATCAATCTTGCTGAATGCGTCTTTAAGTGGCGGATAATTTGGATTCGTTCCTGAACGAGAATAAACGCGTCCTTCATATTTGGCGCATATTGGGCAGGTGGACTTTCTGTCAACGATTATGTAGAGGTCTTGTTCTGGATCATCGAATATCTCACCAAGATTTGAGGCTTGAGCTGACGTTGTTCTCGCGGCCATATTGCAGTAATTCCCAAGCGTCCACTTTCGGCCACTTCTATCGACAAATGCCACAAGCCCTTCATTCATTAGAGATGATATAAGATTCTTTTGCGCATTGACCATACCTGACCCAGTGGCTTCTTGTAACGCAATCGAACGTAACGTCTGTTGTCGAACGATATCAGCTTCCCTACGCCCAATAACGTACATGTTTTTCATGTATTGAATCTGCTTCTTTGCATCTTCATTAATTTGTTTTGCGGATTTTTTGGGGTCTTTAAGTAATTCCGCCTTTTCTTTTTCTGTGAGTTTCTTTTGTTTCTTTGGAACCAAGGCTACATTGTCACTAGATGATTCAATTGATGGAAAGTTGACTTCAACCTGACCTTGTTCGTCTTTGTCAGATTGTGAGTTTACACACGCAGACTGAACTTGGTTCCTGACGCTCTGTCTCGCACTATCGACTGCATGGTTTATTTGACCAAGCATTTGATTAACAATCATGTCAACGCGCTTCGTATCTGGTTCAGCCAGTTGAAATGCGGAATAAAAATCTTTGGGCTGTAAAGCCGGAGTCATCCCAAATCTTCCGCGTAACTTTCCGATTATCACGTTGGCTTTAACCAATGTTTCGGCGAGCGGTTCTATTATCCCCTTAAGTTGTCCGAGGGTTATTGTTACACGCATTAAAGCTGCCTCGACGTGATAAGTTGCCAAATCATTATTGGTTAGGCGTGCGAGTTCTTTAATGATGTCATTCTGAGCCTTCTCGAACGTCTTAATCATTTCGGCTTGCGCCAAGCCTGCACTAACCTTGACGAGACGCATTGAGGCTCTAACAGAATCGGGCGAGCC